ACAGTGAAGGAGTTCGATACTCTGAACCAAAACTAAAGATTATGGGAATTGAAGCAGTTAAATCTTCTACTCCTGCACCTTGTCGTCAAATGATTAAAGATGCTCTTAAAATCATTATGACTAAAACTGAGGATGATCTAATTGATTTTGTGTCTAAGTGTAAGAAGGAATTCAATTCACTACTTCCAGAAGATATATCATTCCCTAGAACTGCTAATAATCTTGGGAAATATAAATCGGCACATTCAATTTACATAGAAAGGACTCCTATTCATATCAGAGGTTCTTTGTTATATAATTACTATGTGAGGAAGAACAAGTTGGATTCAAAATATCCAACTATCAACAATGGAGAGAAAGTAAAGTTCTGCTATCTCAAGAAACCAAATACAATTCACGAAAATGTTATTTCATTCATTCAAAAATTCCCAAAGGAATTAAATTTGGAAAGGTATGTTGATTATGATTTGCAATTCGAGAAGAGTTTTTTAGATCCATTGAAAATCATACTTCATTGCATTGGATGGAGAGTTGAAAAGACAAATACAATTGAATCACTTTTCATATGATAACTATAAAACTTAAAAAGGAAGAGGTGAAAGAAATATTAAATTATCTGAAACCTACTAAAGATCGAGAGTTATATTACAAACTATGGAGACTATTATTTACAGGAGACAATTGAATGGATTTTTTAAAGGATATAATTAAAGAAGTTGGTGGTGAATATGCATCATTAGCATCGGAAATTGATGAGACGGAAACTTATGTTGATACGGGTTCATACATTTTTAATGCACTGGTTTCAGGTAGTGTACTTGGCGGTGTATCTGGGAATAAGATTACTGCTATTGCTGGAGAGTCTTCTACTGGAAAGACTTTTTTCTCTCTCGCAGTGGTTAAGAACTTTCTTGATACTAATCCCGATGGTTACTGTCTCTACTTTGACACTGAGGCTGCTATCAACAAATCATTACTAGTATCCAGGGGAATAGATGTTAAACGAATCGTTGTACTAAATGTAGTTACTATTGAGGAGTTTCGATCTAAAGCACTCAAGGCAGTCGATATGTATCTGAAGAAGAAAGAAGAAGATAGAAGTCCTTGTATGTTTGTTCTTGATTCTCTTGGAATGCTTTCCACTGAAAAAGAAATTGATGATGCTTTGAATGAAAAACAAGTTAGAGATATGACTAAATCCCAACTTGTCAAAGGTGCCTTCAGGATGCTAACCTTAAAACTGGGTCAGGCAAAAATTCCAATGATTGTCACCAATCACACTTATGATGTGGTAGGATCTTATGTTCCAACTAAAGAAATGAGTGGTGGATCTGGACTTAAGTATGCAGCATCTACAATCATCTACCTTTCTAAGAAGAAAGAAAAGGATGGTACAGAAGTTGTTGGAAACATTATTAAAGCAACAACTCATAAGTCCAGACTTAGTAAAGAAAACAAAACAGTGGAGGTAAGGTTGTATTATGATGATCGTGGTCTTGATAAGTATTATGGTCTTCTTGATTTGGCTGAGAAATATGAAATATTCAAAAAGTCTGGGACTAGGTACGAAACTGCGTTCGGATCGCAATATGGGAAAACCATAATGGAAAATCCGGAAAAATACTTCACGGGTGAAGTAATGCAGGCATTAGATGAAGCAGCACAAAAAGAATTCTTATACGGAGGGTAATGGAAAAGATTGAAACTACAATTCTAAGAAATCTCATTTTCAATGGGGACTATTGTAGAAAGGTTTTGCCTTTTCTTAAAAATGAATATTTTGATAACACTCATGAACGTGTAGTATTTGAAGAGATTTGTAAGTTCATTCTTAACTATGACAATCTTGCCACCAAAGAAGTTGTATTAATTGAAACTGAAAAAAGGACAGATATCACAGAGGACACTTATAAAGTCATTTGTGATTATGTAAAGGCACTGGATGATTCTAGTGTTGACGATCAGTGGTTAACTGATACAACTGAAAAATGGTGCAGAGATAAAGCAATTTATCTCGCACTGATGGAAAGCATTAAAATTGCTGACGGACAGGACGAAAAGAAAAACCGAGATGCTATTCCATCAATTCTTCAGAACGCACTTGCCGTTAGTTTTGACGACCACATCGGACATGATTATTTACAGGACTACCTAGAAAGATATGAATCTTATCACAGAAAAGAAGATAAAATCCCATTTGACCTTGAATACTTCAACAAAATTACAAAAGGTGGTCTACCTAATAAGACTCTCAACGTCGCTCTTGCTGGTACGGGTGTCGGGAAAAGTCTATTCATGTGCCACATGGCTAGCTCCGTCCTCCTGCAAGGACGCAATGTTCTCTACATTACACTTGAAATGGCAGAGAACAGGATTGCTGAAAGAATTGACTCGAACCTCTTGAATGTAAATATCAAAGATATTGTTGATCTTTCCAAAAATATGTTTGAGAAGAAGATTGATATTCTTAACAAAAAAACTCAAGGTAAGTTAATCATTAAAGAATATCCTACTGCTTCGGCACATTCGGGACATTTTAAATCATTACTCAATGAGTTGTCTTTGAAGAAATCATTTAAACCAGATATTATCTTTATTGATTATCTTAATATCTGTGCTTCTTCTAGATACAAGGCAAATTTCTCAGTGAATTCTTATTCTTATGTAAAGGCAATCGCAGAAGAACTTCGTGGTCTTGCTGTGGAGTTTAATGTTCCAATCGTCAGTGCCACTCAAACTACTCGTAGTGGATATGGCAACTCTGATGTAGAACTGACGGACACTTCTGAATCCTTTGGTCTTCCTGCTACTGCAGACTTTATGTTTGCTTTGATTAGTACTGAAGAACTAGAACAGATGGGTCAGATTATGGTTAAGCAACTTAAGAATAGGTATAATGATCCTACGGTCAATAAACGATTTGTTGTTGGTATTGATCGTGCGAAGATGAGACTTTATGATTGTGAGCAAAGTGCTCAAGATAACATACTTGACTCTGGTAAAGAAGAAGAGTATGATTATGAAGAAGATACTAAAAAAACTAATAAATTTTCTGGATTAAAATTCTAATGACACAAAAAATTGATTTTGACAAATACCAAAATTTTGTTGATGCTGTTACTTCTGATGCATCAAAAGATTTTGTAGCACTATCTGATCGAATGGTTGAACTGGATCAGAAAGGAGCAAATATTGAACGTCTTCTAACTGCTGCTGTTGGTATTAATGCTGAAGGTGGTGAGTTTATGGAAATCGTAAAGAAGATGGTATTCCAGGGCAAATCCTGGAATGATGAAACCCGCACTCACCTAATCAAAGAACTTGGTGATACGATGTGGTACGTAGCACAAGCTTGCATTGCTCTTGAGGTTTCTTTTGATCAAGTTATTCAAACTAATATTGATAAATTGATGAAACGATATCCAGATGGTTTCTTTGATGTTTATTATTCCGAGAACCGAGAAGTAGGAGATATTTGATAAGGTCCCGTTTCTAAATAAAGGAAACGGGATTTTTTTATGGCATTCAATAAGGGGCAACTTTATGAGAGAAAGTTATTCAAAGAATTGAAGAATGCCGGAAAAATTCCTCTTGATGTTAATGATGTAGAACAAATTCCAGGACAAGATGTTACTGTTGAAAATCGTTTTGGTACTAGTGGATTGGAGATTAAATTAAATTTATCTGCTGCCTTTGGTTCTGGAACTTTAAAATTTGATAACTCCCCAAATAAATTACCTTGGGTATTGACTGAATCTAATGAACTTGATGATGAAAATACCTCAAAAGAAATAATGAGAAATATTGCTAGAAAATATAAAGTTACAGAGGTGGTTAATAAGAAGTGGTATTTAGATAATGATAAATATTATCCTCTATACTTAGAAGAGGAGAAAACACACCCCTTCAAGAATGTTATAAAAATACCTAGAGATAAGAGGGGAAAGCAAGATTTGGAGGCATTGTCGGAAATAAAAATTAAATGTAGTTATAGTGATATAGTAGATTATTATACAAGTAAAGGATCTCATTATATCCAAATTGGAGGAAGAGGTTTGTACTGGTTTGGTGTTAAAGATCCTTTGAATATTTCAAAAGATCTCAAACAATTTACTCCAGAGGAGACCTTTATAAGAGTTAGAGTTCAACCAAAAGGATCTGGAAAATATAATTTTTCTTATGCACTTTACACAAAAGGACTTCCCGCATCAAATGAAGATCTAGATAGAAACATTAACATAATATGAAGCAATTATTTTTAGAATTAATACAAATATACAAGACTAAAGTTCGTATTAAACAATTGAAAAGAAGGACCATAGAAAATTTTTCTAGGTTTTTTATATCTTTTATTGAATCTAATCAAGATACAAAAGACAAGAAAGATAAATACTTACAATTGAAAAAATCAGGTCTCAACTATATTCTTGATAATCAAGACTTTATATATTCTCAAATTAATAAATGAAAACTTTCTTAACCTTTATCAAAGAAGCAGTAGAAACACAAGCATCCGCTCAAGCGAAAAGGATGGGACTTGTGGGAAACGGTCACGGAGACTGGTATGATTCAAAGGGAAAGTTAGTAGCAAAAACTATAAAGGGACAACTTAAAGTCTTTAGTGGAAAGGCATCTCAGAAGAAAGATAGGGATGAGACTGAAAGGCAAGAACCAGCAACCATTACTGGTAAGAAACCTTCTTCTTATAAAGGGGGAAAAGTAAGACTTGGCAAAACCCCTCAAGCAGCATCTCAGAGATCTTCTGCTGCTTCAGCAGCATCTTCTTCAGCATCTGGATACGGTCAATCTCAACAGCAAGTTCGTGATGATATAGTTACCGTTGCCTTCGGTAAGTTCAATCCTCCAACCAAAGGACACGAAGCATTGTTTAAAGCAATGTCTCAAGTATCTGCTGGAGGAAACTTTTATATATTCCCAAGTAGAACGCAGGATAAAAAAAGAAATCCATTGGATCCTGAATTAAAGATCCAATATATGAAGGAAATGTTTCCTGATTATGCTGATCGGATTATTGACAGTGATGAGTTTAACACTGTATTTGATGCACTGACCTTCTTAAATCAAGAAGGATATACTTCTGCCAATGTAGTCTGTGGAGAGGAAAGAGTTGCTGAACTTGATAGTTTGACTGCAAAGGCAAACGGACAGTTATATCAGTTCCAATCAATTAACGTAGTTTCTGCGGGACCAAAAGACTCTGATTCCGAAACTGGGACATCTTCTGTTGCTAGAAGTTCTGCTGCAGAAGGGGATTATCAGACCTTTAAAAAAACAATGCCTTCAAATGTTGATGAATCAATAATTAAGCAACTCTTTATGGATTTGAGAGATGCTATGAATATTAAAGAAGGTTATTCTATTTGGGAAATTTCTCCAGATTTGGATTGGAGAGGTCTTCGTGAAAATTATGTCACTAAAAAAATATTTACTGTTGGGTCTTTAGTGGAGAATTGTAATACAGGACTTCGTGGTAATATTATTAGATCTGGGACAAACCATCTAATTTGTGTAACTGATGATGGTATAATGTTTAAATCTTGGATAAAGGATGTTTGTGAAGTTAACTGACAAATAAATAAAAGAAGCAAAAGCACAGAAAATCAATGACTAACATTTGGACTGATTCTTTTAAAGAACTTAGAGAACCATTTTTTAATATTGAAGATCCTTATACCTTAACTGAAGGTAAAAAGGAATCCGAGAAGGAAGATGATGATGAAGATGATGCTGGTGAAGATGAAGAGCATAAGTATAAGAAGACTGGAAAAAAGTCTAAAGATTATGATGGTGACGGTGAAGTAGAAGATGAAGCAGATGAGTATGCTGGAGTAAAAGATCGTGCCATCAAAAAGGCAATGAGAAAGGAAGAGGTTGAACTCGATATTCTTACAGAAAAGAGTGGAGAACAACCACTTCCATATGGTCGTATGATGAAAAAGTCAGATGAACTTGCTGATTCTGATGATAAAGAGAGCAGAAAGAGAGCAGCAAAAATTTATCTAGCAGCAAATTCACCAAAAGGACCAAAGGTAAAATATCGTGCCATCAAAAAGGCAATGAGAAAGGAAGAGGTTGAACCTGGTAAGGTTAGAAAGAATAAAAAACTTGATGTTAGAAATGTAGAAAATAAAATCAATACAAAACCAAGTATTGATGAAGCAAACTCAACTGCCATTCCACCTAAAGGTGATGCAGAAACTGTAACTGTAGATTCTTCTGCCAAGAGAAGAGCAGCTCAGATGCAAGTCAAAAAAGAACTTGCTGATGTTCAACTTGCAAAAGCAAAAGCACAATCTGGATCTACAAATGAATCAGTAATATTATATCTTCAAAATAGATATAATATTAATGGGTGATTTCCTATATAATAGGATAATACAAGAGGTAATCATGGGAGTAGCTGTAAGTTTAGTCAGACCTTTACTTTTTTCTTTAGCATCTAATAGAAAAACTAAAAAATTAGTTTGTGATTTGATTGATAAGTACGTTCAATCTACAGATAATGATATTGATGATGTAATTGCATCTACGGTAAGAAAGTCCCTTTTAAAGAAAGGTTGATAATTACTATTCACACTAAAATTACTGGGGGGAGAACTCACTCCCCCATTTTTATAAATAATTCAAGAATAAAAAAATTAGTTAGGTAAAACAAATGGCTCTTTGGGGAAAATCAGATAGTCTTTATTCTGTAGGAACAATCGCAGTTAATTATGGAAATAAAACTATCACCGGAACCGGAACTTCATTCACTGCTGCTGGAATTTCCACTGGCGATGTAATTGTAATTGGAGCTGGTGGAACTTTTGGTTCTGCAGTAATTTCTGCAATTACATCGGATACTTCGATTTCAATTGCTACTACTCAATACTTGTCTGGAGCAGCAATTTCTGGAATTGGATATTCGATTACTGAAAGACCAATCTATACCCTTGAGGACATAAATTATGCAACAATTATTGGGGCAGGAAATTCATCTTCTACCAATGTTGTGTATGGTGTTGATGTAAATGAGGCAGGAGCAGCAACAACAACTAAATATGCTGTAGCACACGCAGGATGGGTTGGCGTTCATACTTATGTCGATATGCACGGTAACTTGAGAGTTAAATCAGAAACTCTTGTTGCTATGTCGGAAATCACTGGTGGAACTCTTCCAACATATATTGCTGCTGGTGATGCTGCTGACGATTCTGTATATGTTGATGCCGTTATTTCAATTCTCACTCAACCACAATCAGTAGGTGTTGGAACTACAGCAACTGCAACGTTTAGTGTAAGTGCATCAATTACTCCTACTTATGCACCACTTTCTTATCAGTGGCAACAGGATCCTAATACCGGAACATTTGCTAACCTTGCGGGTCAAACCTCAACTAGTGTAAGCATTGCGAATACTGATGCAAGCAAGAATAATTATAAGTATCGTGTCGTTCTTACCTCTGGAGATGTGTCCTCGACTTCTGGAATTGCAACAATGACCGTTAGCTGATAATATATGAAGTTTGATGAGTTGAACGAAGAGAATTATATATTGTTTGCTATTAAATATTATGATAATCCTCAAGCAGTTACGCAAGATGATTTCTTTGAAGACTTAAGTAGATTTAAGTATATAAAGAAACTGCTTCGGAAATATGTAAGAGGTGGTGAATTGAGAGTTGATCTTTTAATTAACCACTTCATTATCATATTTAATGTCTTTAATGATGCCGCAGTTCCACTTCTCTTTTATAAATTAGAGAGGGAACTGTGGTCTTCTATTAAGACATTTTTATTATTTTTGAATAGAATTCCGGAATATCCAAAGTCGATGATCGACGATATACCCATAGACCATAAATGTTTAGATATCCTAAATTCAATCTAAAATGAAATCGGACAAATTAAACGAAATAATAAATATTATTAGAACAAATTTACGTGAAGATGCTCCAACAATGAATCTTGGTACTGGTAAGATTGCAGGAACTCCTGAGGCAGATCCTGGAAATCCACCAGTTGATTTACGTAAAAAGAAGCATAGAACTTGGAATCCTTTTTTTAAAAATTTAGCAAAGGTACAAAGACGGTCCAAGTAAATGTTTAACCAAAATACTTCTGCAGACACCAAAATTGCCGTGCTCGAAGAAAGACTTTCATCTTATGAATTGCTATTGAAAAAGATAGATGAAGCAATTCAGATTATGGGAAGGACAAGTCAGAATATCAGTAAGATGTTGGCTGTTCATGAGGAAAAGATAGAACAGTGCCATAGAGCAGATGATTATGTTGGAAGATTAATTGAAGAATTAAAAATAGAAAATAAAGATCAGCATGAAGTAGTTTCTAAAAGAATTGATTCATTAGAGACTAAAGTAGAAGACCTTGGAAAATTTCGTTGGATAATTGCAGGAGCAGCAATTCTCTTATCTTTCGCAGTATCACAATCTCATATAGTGGTGGATATCTTGACACCAGACCAGCAACCTGCTAGAATAGAATCTAGCAAATAGATTATCTTGTAATGAGTTTTGTTGACTCCAAATACATTGGACTTATTTCATCTAGGCTTCAAAAATTTAAGCAAGTAAAAAACAATCTTTATAATTTCAGATGCCCTTACTGTGGAGATTCGCAGAGGTATAAAAACAAAGCAAGGGGGTACATCTACCAGTCAAAGAACGATCACAATTACAAGTGTCATAATTGTGGTGTATCTAGGTCTTTTACAAACTTCTTAAAGGATATGGATAACGTCCTTTACGATCAATATGTAATGGAGAGGTATAAAAATGGATTGACTGGAAAAAACTCAAACACTGCTGATCCAAAATTCAATTTTACTGCTCCAAAATTTTCAAAAAAGTCTTTTGATCTTCCTACTATATTAGAACTTCCGGAAGATCATACCGCAAAAAAGTATTTAAGTAGTAGAAAAATTCCAGAAAAATATCTATCGCAATTATATTATTGTGATAAATTTAAAGAATGGACTAATTCTCAAAAGCAAACATTTACTTCCATTGAAAATGATGAACCGAGGATTATTATTCCTTTAATAAACAAAGGTGAAATCTTTGGATTTCAAGGAAGAAGTTTGAAGAAAAATTCGAAGGTTAAATACATTACAATCATTTTGAATGATTCACATCCAAAAATTTATGGACTAGATAATGTTGATTGGGACAAGACAGTTTATATTGTTGAAGGTCCTTTTGATAGTATGTTTATAGACAACTCAATTGCTATGGTTGGTTCTGATATCGATCATATGTTTTTACTTTCGAATTATGAAGTTGATTTTGTAGTTGTTTATGATAATGAAAAACGGAATAAACAGATTGTTGATAAGATGACAAAAGCAATTGAATTAAAATTGCCCATCGTCATTTGGCCTAATGATATCCAGCAAAAGGATATTAATGATATGATTTTGTCTGGACTAAACGTTCAGTCTATGTTAAAATCAAACACTTATTGTGGATTAGAAGCAAAAGCAAAACTTATTGGTTGGAAACGAGTATGAGCAACGGACTAAAAGTTAATAAGAGAGATGGATCCATCGAACCACTTGATCTAGACAAGATGCATTTGATGGTAGAAGAGGCATGTAAGGGACTTGCAGGGGTTTCTGCAAGTCAAGTTGAGATGCAATCTGGTATTCAATTCTATGATGGCATTACTACGGCAGAGATTCAAGAAATCTTAATCCGAAGTGCTAGTGATTTGATTGATTTGGATCATCCAAATTATCAATTTGTTGCTGCTAGACTTCTTCTGTTCTCTTTGAGAAAGGGTCTTTATGGAGGAATCAAAGAATTTCCCCATCTAGAGCAGCACATTTATTCTTGTGTTGAGAAAAATATTTACGATAGTGATATCTTTATTAAATATTCAAAGGAAGATATTGATAAGGTCAATGGTTTTATCGACCATGATCGTGACATGCTCTTCACCTACGCAGGTCTACGTCAAGTCGTTGATAAGTACCTCGTGCAAGATCGAAGTGCTGGTAAAGTGTACGAAACTCCCCAGTTCATGTATATTATGATTGCTCTGACTATTTTTGCAGAGTATCCAAAAGAGAAACGTTTAGACTACGTTCATAGGTATTACAATGCAATCTCAAAGCACAAAATCAACATCCCAACTCCCATCATGGCAGGAGTTAGAACACCTCTTAGACAATTTGCAAGCTGTGTTCTTGTTGATGTTGATGACACCCTCGACAGCATCTTTAGTAGTGACATGGCTATTGGCAGGTATGTTGCTCAGAGGGCGGGAATCGGTATCAACGCAGGTCGCATCCGTGGCATCAACAGTAAAATTAGAGGTGGAGAGGTTGCCCATACTGGTGTTGTACCGTTTCTCAAAAAATTTGAGGCAACTGTCCGATGCTGCACTCAAAATGGCATCCGAGGTGGATCTGCAACGGTCCATTTTCCAATCTGGCATCAAGAAATAGAAGATATTCTTGTCCTTAAGAACAATAAAGGAACTGAAGATAACCGTGTTCGTAAGTTAGATTACTCTATTCAAATCAGCAAACTGTTCTATGAACGATTTATCCAAAACGAAGAGATTTCACTCTTTTCCCCCCACGACGTTCCTGGTTTGTATGATGCTTTTGGCACTGATCGATTTGACGAGTTATATGTGGGTTATGAACGAGATCCATCTATTCCAAGAAAAACTATCGGAGGTCAAGAACTCATTCTCAATCTTCTGAAAGAACGTGCAGAAACTGGTCGTATTTACATCATGAATATCGATCACTGCAACTCTCACTCATCCTTTAAGGATAAAGTGAATATGAGTAATCTTTGCCAGGAGATCACTCTTCCTACAGATCCTCTTCAGCATATTGATGATGATATGGGGGAGATTGCTCTTTGCATTCTGTCTGCCATCAATGTCGGTAAGGTAAAGTCTGATGAAGAACTTGAAGAACTTTGTGATCTTTCTGTTCGTGGATTGGATGAACTGATTGATTATCAGGATTATCCTGTAAAGGCAGCAGAGATTGCTACAAAGGCACGTAGGTCCCTTGGAATCGGTTTCATTGGTCTCGCACACTATCTTGCCAAACTTGGGTTCAATTATGACTCTCAGGAGGCATGGGATGCAGTTCATGGTTTAACTGAGGCATTCCAATATTATCTTCTGAAGGCATCTAATCAACTTGCCAAAGAAAAGGGTTATTGTGAGTACTTTGGGAGAACAAAATATTCTGATGGAATTCTGCCGATTGATACATACAAGAGAGATGTAGATGAAATTTCTTCTATCCCACTAGAGCATGATTGGGAAACTTTACGTACCAACATTCAGACATATGGATTACGACATAGCACGTTGTCCGCACAAATGCCATCGGAGAGCAGTTCCGTTGTGTCAAATGCCACCAATGGCATCGAGCCTCCTAGGGGATTCCTGTCCGTTAAGAAGTCCAAAAAAGGACCTCTTAAGCAGATTGTCCCTCAATATCAGAGTCTTAAAAACAATTACACTCTCCTTTGGGATATGGAGTCTAATCGTGGTTATATTAATGTTGTTGCTGTGATGCAGAAGTTTTTCGACCAAGCAATTTCCGGAAACTGGAGTTATAATCCAGAAAACTATGCAGATAACGAAGTTCCTGTTAGTGTGATGGCACAAGACTTCTTGACAACTTATAAGTATGGATGGAAGACTTCTTATTATCAAAACACATATGATAATAAGACTGATGAGATCAAAGAACCATCTCAAAATATTAATGATTTAATTGACGACATCTTAAGTTCATCTGGAGAAGAAGATTGTGAAAGTTGCAAAATTTAGAGTTAATTCGGAAGAGTCTACTATGGGAATGACAGTATTCAACACATCACAAGTGGATTCCAAAAAGCAACCAATGTTTTTTGGCAATCCTCTTGGAGTTCAAAGATACGATCAATACAAATATCCAGTCTTTGATAAATTAACTCAACAACAACTTGGATACTTCTGGAGACCTGAGGAGGTCTCCCTCCAAAAGGATCGTGCCGATTACCATACACTGCGACCAGAACAGAAGCACATTTTCACATCTAACTTGAAGTATCAGATTCTTCTGGATTCAGTTCAGGGTCGTGGTCCTGGTATGGCATTTATTCCATACTGCTCCCTTCCTGAACTGGAAGCATGTATGACTGTGTGGGAATTCATGGAGATGATCCATTCTAGATCCTATACTTACATTATCAAAAATGTATACTCAGATCCTTCTGAAGTGTTTGATACTATTTTGAATAATGAAAGGATTCTGGAAAGAGCATCATCAGTGACAGAATCTTATGATGAATTCATTAACTCTGCACAACAGTATGGGACTTCTAATGCCTGGTTATATGCACAAGAACGTGCAGGTTCTGCCAGGGAAGATAGAATTGAACTTAAAAGAAAACTTTACAGAGCAATTGCCAATGTCAACATTCTCGAAGGTATCAGGTTTTATGTCTCGTTCGCTTGCAGCTTTGCGTTTGGTGAACTCAAACTTATGGAAGGATCCGCTAAAATTATCTCTCTCATCGCAAGAGACGAAAATCAGCACCTTGTCATTACTCAAAACATCCTCAATAAGTGGAGTGAAGGGGATGATCCAGAAATGCAGCAAATTGCTAAAGAAGAACAAGATTGGGTAATCTCTGCCTTCAGGAATTGCGTAGATCAGGAAAAGGAGTGGGCACAGTATCTCTTCAAAGATGGTTCTATGATTGGTTTGAATGATAAACTACTCAACAATTATGTTGAGTGGATTGCTAATCGAAGAATGAGAGCAATTGGAATCAAACCAATTTATGATATTGCTGCTAAAAATAATCCACTTCCTTGGACGGAGCATTGGATTAGTTCTAAAGGTCTTCAAGTGGCACCACAAGAAACAGAAGTTGAATCTTATGTTGTTGGTGGCATTAAGCAAGATGTGAAAACAGATACTTTTGCGGGATTTAAACTTTGATTTAGAGGGTCTTCGGACCCTCTTTTTTTATAAATACTTGTAAAAAGTAAGAGTATTATGTCTGGTCTTAATAATATTAGAGAAGCATATAGTAAGGTTTACGAAGCTAAGTCTCCTAGTTTTGAAGTTAGGAAATCTTCTGGTGCAGGAGCACTCACTCCAAGTGCAGCAAGACAGTTAGGACCAAAGGCAGTAGAACTCCAAAAGAAAAAGGCAGCAGCAGTGAAACTGCCTAAAGTAAACAGTGAGGAAGTTGAACTTGGTGAAGCACATTGGGATCCTGTAACTAAAACAATTGGCAGTGTAAAGAGAACTGGTTCAGATCCAGAAATTCAGAAAATGGCAAAAAGGGCAGCAGCATCTGGTCCCAAAAAGAGAGTGCCATTGGGACAAGGTACTAGAAATAAGGCATCTTCATTTACTCCATCATCAAGAGAGCAGGCAAAAAAAGATAAGAAGAATTGGGATTCATATTGGGAAACAATGCATAATAAGGAAGAATTTGAAGCATCTAAAGATAGAATGAGAATGATTTTGGATGAAGCAAAGAAAGAAAAAACTTTAAGGAATACAAATCCTTGTTGGAAGGGATATGAACCAATAGGGACAAAGAAGAAAGGTGGTAGGACTGTTCCAAATTGTGTTCCCAAGGAAGAGGTCGAATTGGTAGAGAAGGCACCTCCTGGGGCAAAATTTGAAAGAATGGTGAAGCATATCAAGAAAGGTTACTCCAAAGATGGACTGACCGATAGAGAAAGAGCAATTGCTTATGCGACTGCTTGGAAGCAATATAATAAAACGAAAGTAGATGAAGAATATCTTTTAGAAAAGGCAAGAGGAACTAGACCCAAGAAAACAGTTCATGCATATGATGTTGATGAGACCTTGTTCTCTCACGGTAAAAAGGGCAAACCAAACGTCAAGGTTCACGTTAAGGACGCATCTGGTAAGAGAGTTAAGAGTTTAAGTAACCAGGAGTTCAACACTCATAAGTTGGAGAAAGGTCATTCTTATGACTTCGGTGAGTTCCAGAGTGCCAAGAAGTTCAAGGAAACTTCAAGTCCAAATAAGAAAGTGATTAAAGATGTTAAGAGAAAGCAGGCAAGAGGACAGAACGTTCACATCATCACTGCTCGTTCCAAGTTTGATAAACCAAGTGAATTCCAGGGACACCTCAAGAAGCATGGTGTCGATGTAGATAAATCAAAGATTCACTACACTGGTGGAATGAAAGGTGGTGATGTTGGTGAGAAAAAAGTGAAGGTTGCTAATGCTGTTGCGAAGAAGAGTGGTGCTAGCAAAGTTCATATGTATGATGATGCTGCCAAAGTACATAAGGCATTTGAGAAGGAAAAGCAGAACGCACCAGTATCAAAGAAAATCAAAACTCATATGGTAGCACCAGATAAGAAAACTGGTGAATCCAAGGTACGTTCTTATCAGGCAACAAAGTAATACTTGACATTGTTCTCATAGGTAGTTAGAATCACTCTGCTAGGGATGAAGGATAAATAAGGCTTAATTATTAAAGGCTTTATGACCTATGAGAACCCTTGGATATATCAAGGACAGGTGTTTGATTCACCTGACATATTGGATTACTTTGGTTTTGTTTATCGTATTGAATGCACTGAGACTTCCAGAATTTATTTGGGGAGGAAGTATTTTTGGTCTTTTAGAAAACCGAAGGGTAAGTCTAGAAAAGTTAAACAGGAAAGTGATTGGAAAAAGTATTATGGATCCTGTCCAGAATTAAAAGAAGATGTAAAGAAGTATGGTAAGGATAAGTTTAAAAGATTCATACTATCATTACATAAAACAATAGGCAAAACTAATTACGAAGAAACTAAACAGTTGTTTCTGAACAATGTTTTAACTGAATCCCTTGACACTGGAGAGCCTAGGTACTATAATAGCAATATCCTAGGGAGATACTTCAGGAAAGATTATTATGAATCGACTTGAGTTGAGAGAATTGTGTAGACTTGAAATTGATCGAAGAATTGACAGAATGCACGAATTGTGTTTGAATGGTAAGTCTAAAGAAGCAACTGCTTTGTATCTTGAAATTCAAGAATGGGTAGTTCAAAATGAAGAACTTGAAGTGGTATCACTAGAGTATATTTCGGACATTCTTTAGAATTACTAAATAATCACTCATAATGATTTTTAGAATGAGTCTTTGATTATGAAATTAGAGCCCAGGAAGGTGCCCACCGAGAGGTGTGGTGTACCCCCCTTCTATTGGGATGTAGAATTCAATTAAATTTAATGCTTTTTAAAACAATTTCAATACTTGCCTTTGGTCTTGTTGGACTGGCACCCATCACAGCAAAGGCAGCAAGCGGATGTTCCCTTGCATCACATTATGGAGTAGGTGATGGATATCACGGACAAACTACTGCCAATGGAGAAAGATATAACGCATATGGGTTGTCAACTGCCCATAAATTTCTTCCCTTCGGCACTAAATTAAAAGTTACCAATCAATCAAATGGTCGTTCTGTAATTGTAAAAGTGAATGACAGAGGACCTTTTGTTGCTGGTAGATCTCTTGATTTGTCCTATGGTGCATTTAGTAAAATCGCATCTCCTGGACAAGGGGTTGCCAATGTATGCTATACTAGGGTATAATATACATACTTGACAACTGAATACTAGGGAGTTATAATACTCCCTTACATATGCGGGTATAGTTTAGGGGTAAAATACCATCCTTCCAAGTTGTAGTCAGGGGTTCGAATCCCCTTACCCGCTTCCCCAGAAACATCTGGGAATTATAAATAAACACTGTAGTTGTAATTCTTAACAAACTATATGAAATTTTTCAAACAACTGATGCTTGCACCTGTTGCCTTGGGGATCGTTGCTCCTGCTGTGAATGCTGCAGAACTCAATATGGGTGGAGTAACCCAATATTCTTCAGAACAAGTTACAAGTGTCACTCAATTCTCTGATGTGCAACCAACTGACTGGGCATATCAAGCACTCTCACAACTAGTAGAGCGTTATGGTTGTGTTGCTGGTTATCCCAATGGCACCTTTGGTGGTGGTCGTGCTATGACTCGTTATGAGGCAGCAGCACTTCTGAATGCTTGCCTTGATCGTGTGACTGAAGTTACTGATGAACTCAAGCGTCTTACTAATGAGTTTGCTGCAGAACTTGCAGTTCTTCGTGGTCGTGTTGACAAACTGGAAGCACAAGTGACTACACTTGAAGCACAACAGTTCTCTACAACTACTAAACTGCGTGGTGAAGCAAACTTTGTTCTTGGTGGTGTTGATGACTACCAAAGCAAAGATGGTGATATCACTCACACAGCATTTAACTATGATCTGCGTCTGAACCTGGATACTTCATTCACTGGTAAGGACCTGCTTCGTACTCGTCTGCGTTCTTCTAACTTCAGCAGCAATCCTTTTGGATCCAGTTCTTCACTGTTCAAACTGGATAAAGCAGACAACACCACTGGTGAGAATGGCAATAATGTAGTTATTGATCGTCTGTACTATCAGTTCCCTGTGTTCAATGGTAGCACTACTCTGACTGCTGGTGCTCTGGTTCGTAACACTGAAATTTCCTGGCTCCCTACTGCTTATAGTTCCAAGATCCTTGACTTCTTCCAAGTTGCTGGTGCTCCTGGTGTTTATAACAAGGCAACTGGTTCTGGTTTTGGTATCCAGTATGGCAAGAAAGGTCTTGTTGCTGGTGTAAACTATGTGGCACAAAATGGTGCTGATAGTTCTACTGGTGAGTTTGATCGTTCTGGTGCTCTGAATACTCTGGCACAAATTGGTTATCGTGGTGATAACTGGGGTGCTGCATTTGGTTATCGTTATGGTACTGAGGGCACCCGTGTTCGTACCTATAATGGTTTTGATGGTGCTTCAGGTTCTCTTGCTCCTGGTCAAACCTCTAATGGTTATGCTCTGAATGCATACTGGCAACCCACTCAATCTGGTTGGGTTCCCTCCATCTCTGCAGGTTATGGTTGGAACACTGTAAGTGGTACTGAAAGTGCTGCTACTAACAGTCAGTCCTGGTTTGCTGGTCTTCAGTGGGAAGATGTGTTTGTTGATGGCAACTCTGCTGGTGTTGCTATCGGTCAAGCACCTACTGGAGAAAATCTGGAGAAAGCAACTATGCTTGAGATCTTCTACAAGTATCAAGTATCTGATAACATCAGTGTTACTCCTGCCATCATCTATGGAAGTGACAACCAACGTCTGGTTGGCAATTCTTCCAACTGGGGTGGTGTAATTCAGACAACCTTTAAGTTCTGATAAATATTGGAGGCATTTTGCCTCCTCATCGTGGGTGAGTGTAAAGGTAGCACAGAAGTCTCATAAGCTTCAGGAGGGGGTTCAATTCCCTCACCCGCCATTTATAAATATCTAAATTATGTGGAACAATGTTAACAATAAGATGCAAGAGTTGCAACATAACATTAGAATCACATCCATCAAGAACTAAATGCTGTGGATGTGATAATTTAACAACTGTCAAAGGGGAAACAATTACTGCTTTAGATTTAAGTTTAGTAGAATTAATTACCACAAATCAAACTAAAAAATCAAAGTCATCTTTCAGCAGAGAAGATCTAGCTTATCAAGAAGAACGAAGAACTCGTAAAGTTCGAAAGTTAGAATTTGAAATCAAATAGGGGTATAAATTGATACCGATGGTAAATAGTAAATCATTTGCCATTTTTAGATGGACAATCATACTCTTAATAACTGGATTAAGATAAAGGAAACTTTTGAAAAATCTGGTAACACTAATAATATGTTTTATAAAAGAGCTTGTGAGATCGTTAAAACTGGCAGAGATCCTTTGGAGAAATTTTTAAATGGTTGGGGTAGTTAAATTCATTCTAAATAATCCAGTTACTTTATTTTTGTTGTCATACCTCTTGATTATGACACCAATTATAGGTATAATGATAATACATAACGAAAAAAATTATGAGTGAGTATATTAAAACAGCACTGGTCCTTGGTGCTGGTGGTTTCATTGGAAGTCATATGGTGAGGAGACTTCGTTCTGAAGGATACTGGGTTCGAGGTGTAGACCTGAAACTCCCGGAGTTTTCTGAAACAGAGGCAAATGAGTTTATTCTTGGAGATCTTCGGGATGTAAAATTCGTTGCTGCTTGTCTTCAATTCAAAGGTTACTTGGGAAATTTTTATCACTTGGTTCCAGATAATCACATTCAATCATTTGATGAGATCTATCAGTTTGCTGCTGATATGGGTGGTGCGGGTTTTGTTTTCACTGGTGAGAACGATGCAGACATCATGCATAACTCTGCAACTATTAATTTGAACGTTCTGGAAATGCAAAAGGAACGTAATGCAAGAGACGGTGTAAATAAGACTAAAATTTTCTACTCTGGATCTGCTTGCATGTATCCTGATCACAATCAACTCGATCCAGATAACCCAGATTGCCGTGAAGAATCAGCATACCCAGCAGCACCCGATTCTGAATATGGTTGGGAGAAACTGTTCTCAGAGCGGTTGTTTTTCGCTTATTCTCGTAATTACGGGATCCCTGTTCGGGTTGCTAGGTATCATAATATCTTTGGACCTGAAGGAACTTGGGAAGGTGGAAGAGAGAAAGCACCAGCAGCAATCTGCAGAAAGGTTGCCTATCTTCCAGAAGAAGGTGGATCCATCGAGGTGTGGGGAGATGGACTACAAACTCGTTCCTTCCTGTACATTGATGAATGCATCGAAGCAACCCGCAGAATGATGGATTCCGATTTCCAAGGTCCCGTCAATATTGGTTCTGAGGAAATGGTTACTATTAATCAACTTGTAGATACTGCTGCCAAAGTTGCCGGTAAAAAAGTAGAAAAAATCCATATTGATGGACCTCTTGGTGTTCGTGGTCGCAATTCTAATAATGATCTGATTCGAGAAAAACTTGGATGGGATTATTCACAAACTCTAGAAGAGGGAATTCTTAGAACTTACAATTGGATTAAATTGCAAATCGAGAAAAATGTCGCATAGTTATCAGAGAGAATTTATTTTAATGGTAAAAAAGAATAATTTATTATTCTTTTCAAATAAAAAAGTTTTGGAAGTTGGAAGTCTCAACATTAATGGGACTATGAGAGATTTTTTTAATGACTGTGATTACACGGGAATTGATGTTGGTGAAGGCAAAGATGTAGATTTTGTTTGTTCTGGACATGAGTATAATTCTCCAGATGAAACTTACGATGTATGTACTTCTGGTGAATGTTTTGAGCATAATCCATACTGGGCGGAAACCTTTGCTAATATGGTCAGAATGACTAAGAGTGGTGGATTAGTGTTTTTTACTTGTGCTACTACTGGTCGCCCTGAACATGGAACATCCAGGACTTCTCCATCAAAATCACCTCTAACAATAGGTAAAGGATGGGATTATTACAGAAATCTAGATGAAGATGATTTTAGAAATTCTTTTAATGAATCTTTTGATGATATATTCGAAGTTTATGAATTTCATAGTACTGTGAAAGAACCTTTAACTGAATTTATTAAACAACTAAAGGGGAGTAAGTATTCGTTTTCAAAAGATCTTTATTTTTGGGGAATTAAGAAGTGACTATAGGGTTTAATCATTTGGGAACCATGGGACAACTTGGAAATCAAATGTTTCAATATGCTGCAGCAAAAGGAATATCTAAAAATATTGGAACTAATTTCATAATTCCCAATCATGGTCAAATAGTTAATGATAATTTGGGAAATAAACTAAGAATTGAATTGTTTGATTGTTTTAAGATTAATCCTGATAATGTTGGTTTCTTAGATACTCAAAATTATTTTCCGGAAAAGCATTTTGAATTTGATTCTGAATTGTTCAATACAAGAATTAAAGAAGACTTTTCTTTGGTTGGGTATTTTCAAACTGAAAAATATTTTTCAAATGTCTCGGATGATATAAGAAAAGATTTTTCATTTCTTGACCATATAGTATCTGACTGCAAAGAATATCTTAATTTTTTTGATAATCCTGTTGCTCTTCATATTAGAAGGGGAGATTATTTAATAAACTCAAAAAATCATCACAATTTAAGCTTAGATTTTTATGAATATGCACTATCAAAGTTCTCTAGTAATAGGCAGGTAATTATTTTTTCCGATGACCCAGAATGGTGCAAAGAACAGGAACTTTTTTCTGATGATAGATTTTTAGTATCAGAGGGAGGGAGTTCATATCATGATTTATATTTGATGTCTAAGTGTAGTGATTTTATCATTGCAAATAGTACTTTTAGTTGGTGGGGTGCTTGGTTATCTAATGTTGGGAAGGTTATTGCTCCATCCAAATGGTTTGGTCCTAATAATTCTGACAAAATAACAAAGGATTTATATTGTAGTCATTGGATTATTATATGAAATTATCTGTAGCAATTCCTACCTGGGAGTACTATGGGAGAGGAGTTGAATTTTTAGATGACTTACTCAGGACAATAAGTATACAAACTTTTAGAAACTTTGAGGTTGTTATATCCGACCATAGTAGAAATAATGATATACGGGATTTTTGTAAAAAAAATATCTACGATCTCTCAATAAGGTATAATAGATGCTTAGAACATAGAGGGAATGGTCCATACAATACTAATAATGCAATTTCTTTATGCCATGGTGATATTATTAAAGTAATGTTTCAAGACGATTTTTTTTATGATGATGAGGCATTTCAAAAAATAATTAATGAGTTTAGAAAAGATATCTCTTGGATATTATGTGGTTGCAATCATACTGCAGATGATGGGAACTCTTTTTACAATGAGATGTATCCCAGGTGGAATGATAATATTTTACTGGGAGTAAATACAATAAGTTCTCCTTCTGTTTTATCCTTTAGTAGGAATGTATTTGAGCAAATTAAATTTGATACTAATTTAAAGATGATGATGGACTGTGATTTTTACTATCATACTAGATTAAAATTTGGAAATCCAATTTATCTCGATGATGTTTTAGTCAGCAACAGAATCCATAAAAATCAAATATCTTCAAATTATCATGGAGATATGGATAAAGAAGTTAGATATTGTTATAATAAATACCATGCTTAAATTTCATACACCAGATAATATACCTAGAGCATCCAAAAGATTGCGTTGTGAGATACCAGCAAGTATTTTTGGTGAAGTCATAACTGATCTTTCTGATGCTTCTTCTGAAGATGTTGTGGTATTATCTAAAAAAACTACAATAAAAGATATTGATTATCTCTTGCAGGAGAAAATAAAATTTATTTTTGATATATGTGATGATCAATTTGATGATAAAACATACTCACTAATGTTTAAATATGCGTGTATAAATTGTGAACTTATAGTTGTCCCTACAAAATCTATGAGGGATTTGGTAAAACAAAAAATTGATAAAGATGCCTTTGTAATTACTGACCCGTTTGAAAGGACTAGGAGATTGCCAAATTTTAATCCAGATAATAAATTGAAATTATTATTTTTTGGATGTAGAGATAATTTTATCCCAGTCGATTGGTTTAATATTATTTCTAAACTTGAAAATTTTGGAATTGATTTTACTATAGAAGCAATTTTTAATAATGAAATCAGTGACATTAATAATTTTAGGCATAAAAAATTAAATATCTACACCTGGACCTTTGAACTTCAGACTAAATTGATGGAAGAGTGTGATATTATATTACTTCCATTTTATAATAATTTTAAAAATATTTCTGTTAAAAGTCCTAATAGAATTGTAGAATCCCTTCAGATGGGAAAGTTTGTAGTTACAAACAATGGAGTCAATAGCTATAAAGATTTTCAAGATTTTGTTTTTTTAGATGATTATGATAGAATTTATGATGGAATTTTTTGGGCTCTCAGTAATAAGAAAAAGGTATTAGAAAAAATAAAACAGGGACAAAAATACATCGATTTATTTCATAGTCCAGAATCAGTTTCAAATCTTTGGAAAAAATGTTATCAATTAGTTAAGGAGAAAAATGAAAAACAAGTTAGTTGAAATTATCGAAAAATATAATATGAATGGCCTTAATGGACGTTATGATGCTCAGGGCAGGCATTTAGGTGGTTGGGGAACTGATAAAAATGATTGGCATTCGTATTGTAATTATTATGAAGAGAAATTAACTCCTTATCAAAATAAAGAACTTTATATCCTTGAGGTTGGTGCAAATTATGGTTGTTCAGCTATTATGTGGCACGATTTTCTCCCAAAATCTCAACTTTTACTTTTAGATATTCAAGAGACTATCAATCCTAAGGTATGGGAAATTATGGATGAGAAAAGATTTACTTATGCAAATTGTGATGCTTATTTGGAGGAGAGTTCTTATGAAGTGAAGAAATTTGTTCCAAATGGATTTGATATTATTTTTGATGATGGTCCTCATACTTTAGATAGTCAATTAAAATTTTTAGATTTATATTTACCTATGTTACGTGAAGGTGGTAGTATCTTTATAGAAGATGTTCAAGAATACGAGCATTTTAATTTACTACTAGATAAACTTCAGTCATTAACAAAAGATGATGAATACGAATATTCACACTCCTTTGTGGATTTAAGGCAAATCAAAAATAGGTATGATGATTTGATTTTTGAGATTAAAAAAACTAAGAAATGAAAAAGGTAATTATTACTTGTACGACTAGAAATTTCCTTAGATTTATAGTTCCTATTGTAGAGGGAATATTAGAAAAATGTGATTTAATTTTATATTGTAATGAGGAACTAAAATACGATCTATCTAGGTATCAATATCTTCTTGAATTGCAGTATAAAAATGATAATTTTAAAATTATATCAATTAACAAAGATATTTCTTCAATCATTGATAAGGAAACTGTAATTTTAGTAACCAGTGGGTCGTCGAGTCCATATCATCAGTTTGAATATGAATTTGCTAAAAAGTCGAAAAGCTTTGCTATTCAACACGGATTATCTCAAGAGGGAATTACAAGACTTCCTCATTACACATATAGTGCAGATTATGTTTTGACTTGGGTTAAAGAGGAATATATTCATGAGGAAGTTGCAACTCCAAAAGAAAAATTCATTCCCGTTGGTATTCCAAATCATTATTTTCAAGAATTTGACTATAAACGAGATGGGAAAGTATTTTTTCTGGGAAACTTCTTTGAAAAAGATAATTCCTCTGATATAAAATTAGAAACAAGTTCTTCTGAGTGGGCTAAAATTTATACTAGAGATTGGAAAGAGAAGACGTGGGATACTTTTTTTGAACTATCAAATAATAATACTACTTGCTACTTCATTCTTCATCCCGCAGCATCTTCTCCATCTCACCCAACATTTCAAAAAATATTAAATAATCCGACAAATTATTGTGTAGATACTGCATGGTTAAATCATAACAATTTAAGTAGAAGTAGTTTATACTCCTTAGCAAAGAATTATTATATAACATATCCATCAAGTTGTTTTGTAGAATGTTTTCTTCGAAATATTGATTATGAAGTATTTGTGGATTATAATTCCAATATCCCAATTTTAGTTGATATTGAAAAAATTTTTGCTGGTATAAATGTCACCGATAAAATAATAAATTTACTTATTTCATAAGATGGACAAAAATAAATCAACTTATAAACTCAAAAATCTTCCTCACATATATTATCTAAATCTTGATGGGCAACCGGAAAGAAGAGAATATATGGAGGATCAATTTAAGTATTGGGAAATTGAAAATTATACTCGAATTTCTGCATATGATGGTCGTCAAGATGATTTAAGTGATATCATTTCCGGAAGATATCCTGAAATGATGACATCTGGAGAAATTGGTTGCACCACTTCTCATCTTAAAGCAATTAAACATTGGTATGAGACAACTGATACTCCTTATGCGATCATTATGGAAGATGATTGTAATTTAGAACCAGTTAAATATTGGAATTTTACTTGGAACGAAGTGATATCCAAAGTACCATATGACTTTGATGTAATTCAACTATCTATTATTTGCACTGGAAACATCCACGTAAAACTTCACAAGAGGTTTGTGAATGACTTTTCTACTGCTGCTTACTTAATTACTCGTCATCATGCAACTAAATTGCTCAAGCATCATGTCAGAAAGGAAAAATATAAACTTGATAATGGAGTTAAACCTAGGGCAGTTGCAGATGATTTGATTTATAATAGTGGAAATACCTTTAGTATTCCATTGTTACTGTATAAATTAGATCTAGGTTCTTCAATTCATCCAGAACATATTGATATGTTTCATAAGCAAAGTTATGAGGGAATATTGAACTTTTGGAAACAAAATGGACCTGGATTAAGTATAAGTGACATCATGAACTATGATCCATATCTTGGAAGGATAACAAATCCCTCTTGACAAACCACCAATAGGCATATATACTGATGTAACAATTCGTAATAAAACGGAAATGACTGTAACGACTAATGATCGTGGACAACAGAATATGTGGGCAAAAGAACCCACTATGTATTATGAAAACTATGGTATGGACACTCCCAATCAAGTAAAGGAGAAGTATAATGGGCGCTGGGCAATGGTCGGTATTATTTGTGGTGCTATTTCTTATATGGTCACTGGTAATCTATTCTTCGG